CTTGCTCTATTGATTGCACCTGCTTGTCCTGATGATCCTGTACCATGAGTGTATAGAACACCGTCTATTTCCCATTCTAAAGCCCATTTCCAGCCTTTAGGAGCATCCCAAGCTTGTTCATAGGACTTGATAAATCGTTCTGGTAAACCGCTTGTTTGAGCCTTTCTTTTATGAAGGGCTGAGTGGTTACCAATACATACTTTAACGTTAGGGAATTGTTTGTACCATTTGTACATAGCAGCTTGTGCTAAATCTGCTTCTCTACCTGCTCCATGACCGTCAGGTTTAGATTCATGGTAACTGATGGCATGATTGTCAACTTCATCTCCAATGTGTACTACCTCAGAGCATTGAAACTTATTCGCTACTTCATAGCAAAAGTTCTTGTATTGAGGATGACAAAATGGCTCGTGTGTATCGCCCACGATAAGGACATTTTTCTTGCTCATTATATGTGTTTTTGGTTTGGTTAGATTTTGTGGTTAGAATATACAGTCTTATTGTTTACTTTTAAAGCATCTAATATCTGCCTTCTGTTCTTACCTACATTGTAACTTACATGAACCCATCCATAATTAAACTCGTTAATTAGCTGATCAAACTCAAGCTCATTCTTTATGTATTCAAAAATCTGTTTGTTAGTCACACCTGGCATATTATCCATATCTATATCTGCTGCTTTACCTTCGCAATGCTGTGACCTTAAACTTCCACCTATATAATGATTGAGAACCTTGCTTCTATAACCACTAGAAAGTATAATAGGACCAAACTTCATTCTGATTGGTTCTAATACTCTTTCACAAAGTATCTTGATATTCTCTATGTGTTCAGGAGTTGGTTGGTTAGATACACCATGTCTTTTAGCTGATTCGCTACGAGTAAATTCTGCTAGATTAAAGTGTGCTGATAATTGCATGATACACTAAATTAGAACTTTTTTCTAAACTGCTTTTTTATGAAGCCGTACATCTGCATTCCTAACCAAACAATAGTCATCAAGTAAACGATAGTTTGTAGTAATGGGTTTAACACTACTACTCCAAAAATATCTAGCCATGAAATAGCCATTGTTACTACACCCAAAGGTGTTAAATCGCTATCTAATTGGTCGAAATTGCTCATTATATCTGTTATTTCTTATTAAAAATTGACGTTACAACACTAGCTGACAATAAAGTCGCTGAATACATAAGTAAAGAATCAAAAGCAAGTTGTGGTAATAACGCTGTAAAAATGCCAATTATTGCACATAACAAAGAAAATATACCAGCCACTCTTTTTGAGCTTACTTCACTACCACCTGAGAACATATCCTTAAAAAACTTCATCATTTTTTACCTATTTTAAAATATAAGCTACCTGAGTATCCTATATTATTATTTTTATTAATATTTACATTAAGCCCTATTAGAGCCTTATTTTTGGCATTTAACATCAAACCAGGACTTAGTACTTCCAAGCCATTAGAAGGGCTAAAATCGCCTCTAAAGCCCCAATAAAGGGTATTCTTAGCTTTTTCAGCATAAAACTCCTTTACGAGTATGGTTTTTTCCTTGATTTGAGCTGTAAAAGACCTTGATTTGATGCTATTTTGTGAAATAGTATCTTCTATGACAAAGGTATTAGAATCTTGTCTAATAGTGTCAGAATAGGCTTTTATGGTATTATAATCCCTTAAAACAAAGACAGTATCATGTACGTAATTCTGTACAGAATCTAGTACAATATAAGGAATCGAGTCTCCTTTCACCCACCTGGTGGTCACGTTGGTTTTGTAAATCGTGTCATGAATCTCTTTAATCTTATTGTAGTTCCTTAGATCACTAAAGTCATACTTAACGTCTGACTTATGCGTATATTCATATAGGTATACGCATCCAAAGAAGCTAACAATAATGATTAAATAGTCCTTAACAGCTTTCATTACGGATTCGTAAAAGGTAAAGGAAGTACCACAATAGGTGGATTAACTTGATTCTCTATTTGTTGGTCTAAATTAAGGTCTAAGGCTGGAACATCAAGACCAGCATCAAGCCACGAACATACTTGGTCATAAGTTAAATCTGGATAAGCAGTAAAGTCTGTTTCACTTGGAGTTTGACAAGCCATTGTTCCGTAAACTGAAACTACGATTGGTTCAGCACCAACGTACTTAGTAGCCTCACGAGTCCAATGTACTACGCTTACCACATCAACTAAAGAACCTTCTTTTGGAACACAGTCCATTTGATTTATAATCCACTTGTATTCTGTCATATTATTTATTTTTAATTTATCCGCAATGTAATGTAGCTGCAATTAAGTAACTACCATCTTGATATGTTTCAATTTTATTTGTTGATACTACTTTAGCTATTGTTGATGAACGCATAATATCATCTTCTTGAATCTTTGCAGTTCCATCACCATTGCTTTGTAATAAATCCCCCATAGATACATTTTGACTTGAATGCACTCTTATATAACCCAATCCAACTGCTGCAACGTAAAAGTCATTTGATGTTTCCCAATCTTCATCCCAATCTAAAAAGACACCATAGACATTTTTACTTTCAACAGTCTCGCTAATTTTAGATTTTGGAAGTCTGTCATTTGTTTCATCTTCCCAAATACACATTTCGTCAATAGCTTCTAAAATAGTTCCTTTTAATATTTCAGTTTTAGAGCCATCTTTTAATTGCGACCAGTGACTACCTAAGAATGAATTATAAGAAACTGTTTCACCACTTACCGAAATTGTACCTTTAACTGAATTGTCTCGTCTAAAATCTACAAGTACTCCATCATTACCCTTTCTATTTATATAAAGTATTTGACTTGTTTCTGCAGTTAAATATGTATCTCCACCTGTTCCAAATAATTGACCAACGTTAGCACTATTAAATGTAGTTGAATGCATTAATACTTCACCAGTTGATATTATTCTCATTCGTTCGGAAGCATCAGAGCCAAATGCTAAAAAATTACTATCGTGGCTATAATGAATAAAACCTCTATATCTATCTAATCCAGTTTGACCATCTGCAAACATTAAAAAGTTATCTCCAGTTCCAGCAATAGTTATTCCATTCTCATCACCTACCGCAACTACTAATTTTGTTGAATAGTAATTATCAGGCGCACTCGTTCCGATTCCAACGTTACCACTGCTTGTGATACGCATACGTTCGTTACCTCCAGCATATAATTCCATATTATCACTACTAGCACCTATATAAACTCCACCTCCTCCTGTATTTTCAAATCTAATATATGCAGAATTTGCACTTGGATTATTCAAATGCAATATTTCTGTTGGGCTACTGGCTCCAATTCCTACTCTGCCATTGCTTGTAATGGTCATAGCAGCGCTACCTCCATTATTAGTAGAAAATAATATTTTTTGGCTATTAGTTGTTCTTATGTTTAAATCACCTAATGCAGAACCATTTATAAGGTCATTGGTTGAACCCGCAATCCCAATTAAACTATAAGAGGTACCTGCTATTTTATATGATTGATAAGAACTACCTGAAGATGGGTTTAATACTAAACCTTCATTTGAACTAAACGTAGCACTTGTACCACTTAAAGCACCAGTAAGAGTACCACCTGTTAAAGGTAGGTAAGCAGATAGGTTGCTTGTTAAAGCTAAAGTACCTGAAGCAGCTGGTAATGTGTAATCATAATTACTACTTGTAGGTACTATAAATCTATGATAACTAGAATTGTTTGGTGCAAAAGTAAATCCGTTATTAGCAAGATTACCTGAAAAACTAGAAAATCCATTAGTACCTGTTACTGAACCTGTATTTTTTACAATTAATACATTATTAGAAGTAATGTTAAATAATGTAATACTATTAGTTCCTAAATCAACATTAGTAGTCGCACCTGTATAAGGAACGTAACTTGACAAATCAGATGTCAATGCTAAAGTACCTGAAGAGTCAGGAATATTTATTGTTCTTAAAGTATTATTAGTTAAAGCATTTACATTAAAATTAAATTGTTTATATACTCCTGAACTTTGGTTAAAATTAAAATGTATTGATGTAGTACCTAAAATACCAATACCACTATATCCTACTGAATTAAATGCTAAGCCACCAACTTGTTTAAATAATAAAGTTCCATTTTGAGTACTTCCATTCCCATTAATTATAACACTATTTCCATTATATGAATAAACTCCTAAATCTAATCCCATTACTGCACCACTATAAGGTACATATCCATTTAAATCACTTGTTAAAGCAATAGTGCCACTTACATCTGGTAGATTATATGTTCTTGTTGCGCCTATAGTTATATTAGCAACATCAAATATGAAATTCTTATAAGTATTACTTCCTTGACCTACATAATATTTAATACTGCTTTCATCTGGAAATTCAAGAGTAGTACTACCATCACTTGTTGCTAAAATATTTCCTTGACGATAACTAACACCGCCACCATAACCAGTAGCACCAAATACAAATAATTGACCATTTATATTTAGATTATTTTCAAAAGTCTTTGCACCTGCAAATGTTTGACTGCCTGTTGTTACTAATCCCCTATTTGTAAGACTTGCACTTGGTATGTTAAAAGTATGTGTATCGCCACTTGAAACAATGTTAAAGTCAGTTCCGCTTGTTCCAACCGCTAAAAATTGTGATTGGTCTGTTAAGTTATTCAAAGAAACCATCCCTTTTGACAAGGTAGTTACAACTTGACATAAATGTCCATTCTCGGTATGTAAAGTAACTGTTCTACCATCAACGTTTACATAGATTCTAATTGCTAATCTATCCGTTAAAGCTAATGTTGCAGTAGCCACAGGAATAGCGAAATAATAAGGGTTAATTACAGTTCCTTGATTGATATACTCTGGAACTCCAACGCTTGAACCTAATAAGGTAAAAGTAGTGCCATCGTACTTATAAAGTTCAGCATAAGTAAAAGGATTGCCTGTATTGTTGTTTACGCTAAAATAAAACTCACAATTAAAGTTACCGCCAGGCACTATTACTACATCTGGGTCATTAGCATCAGTAATGTAATTTGCTACATATCCATTAGCCGAAATAGCAATATCAGTTCCAGCGCCTATGATAGGGTCTTTACTTAACTCTCTATAAGCAACCCCTCCAATTGTACCTTGTGAAACACTTGAGTTAAGATAGTAACTAACCGAACTACCACCACCACTTGATGTAGGGAAGTCTGCTAAAGTACCATCACCTCGTACATATTGAGAAGCAGCACCATCTAAAGCGGTTATTACACCACTATTAGCCACTACTGGACCTTGTATATCCCTTATCTTCGCTTCGCCTGATACCTGTAATTGTGAACTCATTTATATCTATTTTATCTATTTGAAAATTACTCTAACAAACTCATCCGCCTCTAATGCTCTAGCAAAGGTAAGAACTCCTGTAGATGAGTTAAAGGTTACATTCTCACCTGTTGGCACACCTGATGTTAATATAGTTCTAACCTCTATTCCACCTCTTGTAACTGATAAACAAGTAGAACCAATTTGAGTTGAGAAAGTGATTGTAGTTTCACCACCAAATGCAGTATATTGTTGCATAGTTACGTTTGAGCTTTCTATTACTACTCCTGTAGGTGTAACTTGTGTACCTGTAACTGTGTAAGGACCTGTACCTTGTAAAGACACACTATAAGTAGATGCACCTTCAACTGGACCACTCATATCTAAATTAACAATATTAGCAAGACCTGTAAAGACGCTATAACCTAAAGTTCCTGAACCACTACCATTATCATTATCTATTTGAAACTTAACTATGATTTGTTCCTTAGTTTGTAGCTTATTAAGCAAGAATAAGTAAGAATAGTCGCTAAGGGCTATAAAACCATCAGCAGAGATATTCCAGCTTATCTGAGAGCCTAAGAACTCTTTATATGACGCACTATTTGTAGTAGTTACTTCAACCTGATCTACACTTGTGCTAAAAGTACAGTTAGTAGATGCACCAAAAGGCACACCTAAAGAAATATTAGTTGTAGTTATACCAGGATTAGTTGACTGAGTATATAAGGTTATTTCATTGGTTGTAGTTCCTAAGTAGTTTACCTCTATAACGATTCTATCTGTAATAGCTAAGACAGTATTAGTTACTGTCATATTAGTATTATATACAATCTTACTTAAAGATGTTAGGGTAGTTTCATCTGAAGTAGCTAATAAGGTAGCTGTTCCACTAGCATATTTGTATAGCTTATATTGTACCTTAGCGCCTGCAAAGGCAGTAGCTATAGAATAGTAAGCTGAGATACTCCAAGTACCAGCAGTAATTTCAGTAATACTAGGATCACCAGCATCTGTTATAAAAGAAGCTATTACTCCTGCTCCTGTTTTAGTAAAGTTAGTAGAAGTACCAATAATGTCTTCAGTACTTAACTCTTTACAAGCAAAACCATTTACGGTTATTCCTTGATTAACAGAACCATTAAAATAATATTGTTTGTTTGAATCGTATTTGTATAATACTATATTAGTTCCATTTATTACTGATGCCATTATTTCCTAGTATTTAAATTTTTGAATATATCTATTTCTATAGTTGTACCATTGTAGTTAATCTTCTTTAGTACTGACTCTTGAACTCCTTGTTTTAAATCCCATTTAAAAGACTTTAATAAGTATGTATAAGTGTTAGCACCATCAAATGAATATGTAAACTTGCTATCCAACCAATACCCTATGCTTTTAAACTGACCTTCTATTACCGTTTGAGTCTTTACTTGGTCAATACCAATATCTTCAGCAACTAATGTAAATAACTCTTTTATGCCTGATGTATTTCTTCCAAATTGATTAGCAAATCCACTATTATTACTTGTAGTGTACATACCTACATAAGAAGAGGCTGCTACGTCTTTAGGCTCATTTGCAACTCTAGCAACAGAATCAGTATTCTTAAATATGTCATTATACATAAATCCTAAAGAGAAGTTTTCTCCCTCTTCAGGCTTAAACTGAGAATCTATGCTACCAATCTCTCTATAAGAGTCATAATTATAAATTTGAGATACAGGACCTACATTCTGAACTAAGAAATAGTAAAGTTCTAAAAATGGATCTACGCCTGTTTCTAATGGTCTATAAATTATGAAGTCAATAGAACCATCAATAGGCACTAATACTTGCTTAGGGAATCCTACAGGATAATCATTAAGATATACTGTAGTTGTTGTAAACTCACCACTATTATTAAGGTATTGTGCAGCAGAGTTATCAGAAGGTATAATCCTAACCCAATATCTAGCCGTACAGTTAAATTTGTAATCTAACCATCTTACATTTAGATAATCACCAGCTTTTACATCATTACCAAAAGACCTAATTGCCCTATTGGTTTCACCTGCTGTTGTGGTAGTATCAGTTGTAAATAATCCACCATTTGTAGGGTCAAGTTTTGAAACCACCATACCTGTTTCAATCCAAGCATCCACATTGTTAGTACCTGACCAAGATAAAAACCAACCATTGGCTGCAAGTTGCTTAACATTATAAATTGGACTAAATTGAGTATAAGACTTTTGAGCTCTATTAAAGCTTACCATTAGTGATTGTCCTATTTGCTTAAAGTTATCAGTTGTATCTATGCTAACTGAAATAGTATTATCTACGGTTTGTGTAGATTGATAAACTCCTGAACTATTATAAACATAATAAGCAATGCTAGTTTCCCTAGTCAAAGCACCATAACAAGTTAAATACCACTTATCTTCCTTATAAAAGCATTCCCAACCAAATCTATTACATATATATTCCAATATGTCATAGTAGTTTAAATACTCTCCATATTGCTCCATTAAGTAGTTTTTCTTTAGGTACATATTTTCTATGTTCCTCGAAGGTATGTTTGCTGTCTTATAGTATTCATTAATCCAAACATCAAATGTAAATTCGGTCTTTGAGAAACAGTCAATAATCAAGTCTTTTAAACTTACTTGATCCTCTGAATTAAAGCCTATGCCAAATGTTACATTGGAATAATATTTTTTATTCTTAGTCCTAGCTAAACCATCAACAAAGGACAATGACAAACTATTAAGGTTTACAGGAGAATATTGTACGCTGTCTACAGGTATAAAAAACCCTCTCCATATTACAGTACCCCATGTGTAAGAACCATTATAAGTTCCTTTTGTAACAACTATCATGAAGTCATTATCATCAGCAGTAAAGAAATCCTGTAATAATTCGGAATAATTAGTGCTTTGAAATTCGTTCTTTACTATATTTAAAGTTGCCCTTGTGGCAAGTAATGGCGTATAGGCATTCCCATCTGTATCTATAGTTTCTATGATAAAAGGACTATTAGATGCGGTTAATGGGTATATAGTTGCGCTAGAATAGCCGTCTTTGTAAATCTGAGCCCTATAGGTGACGTTTGTATCACCAGGCTTGGCATATACATCATCAAATATAATCTCGTATTTTGGGTTTATAAATGCCATTAGAAAGTATTATTATTTGTTCTACCTGCTTTGTTCATTAATATTAATAAGTCATTACCACTAATTCTAGCTTCTAAAGTTCCTCCACCTTCACCCATAAGTGATTTAAGCTTATCTAAAGGTGCTACAACCTCAGGGTTTCTACTAGCACCAGGATATTCTCCCATTAAGCCTAATGTAGGTCCTGATATGATGCCTCCTTCAGCAAATTCCTTAGGACCTGCACTCCTTTTCTTGTTTATTTGACCTTTTAAAGCAAATCCTGCCGCAATAGCTGCTATACCTAAAATTAATCCACCTTTTACATTTCCGCTTTCTATAGCTTTTTTAGCAGCTTGAACAAGAGTTGAATATAATATCAATGCTTTACCTATTGAAATTAAAGCGTCAGCTAAGATTGTTCCAAGTGTTCCTAAATTAAACTTACCAGTAGTAACTAATTCGCCTAAACTTTCTCCAATGCCTTCAAAGGTAGATTGAAGAGTATTTCTTAATATATCATCTATTGTAGTAGATAAATCACCAAGACCCGTCAAAGAACCTTGAAGTTTTAAAATTGCAGCATTTATTGCTTCTAAAGCTTTTACGTTACCAGCAGCAAATACTTGTGCAAATTGTAATTGCTTAATCTTATTTTTAATATCCTCTTGTTGAAAAGCAACATTACTCTTATGCAATCTTAATTCAGCCCTTAATTGTGAATCAAGGGTTTTAATATAATTAGTTGTAAAATCGTATTGTTCTTTTAATTTTTGATCATCATAATATTTTGTTAATTGCTTTTGGCTTTCTTCACTTTGTTGCCTAATCGCAAGCTTTTTATCTTCAATAGATTTTTTAAAGTTTATTTCCTTTTGCTCGTATGTTTTTTGTATAGTAAATAATTCATCAAGAGAAGCACCTCTTATAGTAGCTTCCATTAATGCATTAATTTTTTGTATATTATTTAATTTTGTAAAATATTCCTCAGCTCTAAATATACTATCCTTATAAAAATTAAATTCTTCTTGAGCTAAATTTTCATAAACATTAGATACTACAGGCTTTGGCTCTGGCTTAGTCCTTTCTGTTTCACCTCCACCTAATTCTACGCTTCCAGTTCTTTTTGCTATTCTAGCTAATAATTCTTCTTTTTTTGTTAATCTTTTATTTTGTTCCCCAAGACTAGTAATAATATTTTTATTTTTATTATCAATTTTACCAGAATTGTTGTCAACTGATCGTAAAATACCATTAGTTTGCTCAAGTAATTTTTTACCAGTAGCTAATGGGTTTGTAGGAGGTAACGCAGACAATACTGGCTTCCTTTTTAAATCTTCTTTTATTAGTTTTTCTAATTCTAATTCATCTTGCTTTAATAATATTGCATTTTTAATATTTTCAATATAAGAATTATAAAACTTGTTTAAATCTTTTACCCTATCTCCCTCTAATTTTAATCCCTTAAAAACATCTGGATTAATCTTTTGTAATTCTTTAATTGCTCTATTCTTTCTTTCTCTAGACTCATTCTCATTTGCTAAAACAGATAATAAAGAATTAACTCTAGTTGCCTCTTGCGACATAGAGTCAATAAGAGAATCAGTTTCATCCTTTAATTCTTTTGTTTTTTTCTTTGCACCAAACAATCCCATGTCAAAAGCTGTAATAGCAGCAATAACGGCAGAGAAGGCAAACATAGCTGGACCAGCAAAACCAGCAATACTTTGACCCAAAGCTGGTAAGTTATTTTGAATACCCCTAAAACCAAATGGTAAATCTTGAACAATTAATGATAAATTGTGCCATTGAATATTAGACTGCTTTACGCTATTGCCTGTTTTAGTTGCAGCAGCAGTAGCACCTTTCATAGCTTTTTCAGCCCCATTAATTGATGCTTCAGCTTTATTCATTTCAGCAGAAAACATCTTTATATCTCTACCTAATACTTTACTTAATGCGTCAGACATTGCTTTAGCATTCTTATTAAACTCGGTAAGGTCTAGGTTTATATTGACTTTTATATTCTGATCAGCCATTTTGCTTTATTGGTTTTACGTTTTCGTATTTTTTAAGCACTTCACTCAACTCTTCGTTGGTCATCACTCTTTGCTTCACAAAGTTACGATTATCGCAGTCAAGTGGTAAAAGCTCTTCAGGCTTTACTTTCTTGCCCTTTGGTAACTGAATATTAATTAAAAGTGTAGTCTGCCATCTTGCTCTTAACCATTCTTGTTCTTCTTTATGACGGTAACCATACCATACAAAATCTAACTCAGCCATCGTCATATCCCAAAACAAATGGGGAAGCACTTGGCACTCCCCCATTGTATATCTTTCAATATCAATCCACTCTAATTTTTTTTTACCGCATCTTTATTTGCTTTCTTAGGAGTTTTTTCTTCTAATCCGCTATTAAGACTTTCAGTTAAAGCAGCCATTACATCTTGAAACTTTTTACCACCAATACCACCCATGTCATCTATCCAATCACAGGTATCTATATCGGTAAAGCTTGGTGTAATACCTTCTTTGTATAAAGGATATTCTGCTGCTGCTCTTAATAAGTTACATATAGCATCTAATGAATCTGATCCACTTAATGCATCCCCTATATCAGCAGGACCAATTCCTTGAAGCTGACAGAATCTTTTTAAAGACCATGTACAAAACCTCATAGGTATCTTAGTCCCATCGCTTAGGGATAGTTCGTAATGTCCTCTCATATTTTGGTGTTTTTGGTGTTATTATGGTGCTACGTTAGCTGCTTGAGTTAATTGTCCTGTTCCTGTAAAAGATGCAGAATAAGTAACTGGAGATTCCATATCAGCAGTAATATCTAAGCTTTCTACAAAAGCAAGACCAGACCATGCTAAATCACCTACAATAGCAGTTGATCCAGAAGCTGTTGTAAACTTAACTGTAACGGCTGTTCTACCATTTAAAGCAGAGAAAATATCTCCTACTGAATAGTTAACATTTGTTGGTTCTACAGTAGCAAGACCATCTGTAGTTAAAGACCAAGAGCGTAATCCACCGATTTCTTCAGCCCATCCGCCACTTGATTTAGTTGTTGCATCTGGTAAATCAGCACTTACTGATAAAGAGCAAGATGTAGAGTGAGCTATTACTTCACTTCCTACTAGAACTACTAGATTTGTACCATTAAAAATTCCTGTTGTTGGCATTTTATTTTATTTTAATTTTTTATAATATTTGAGTTACGAAATGTTCCATTGTTATTACTCTTCTAAAGATATAAGCTTCATCTACATAATCAAACGTAGCAAAGTTAGTACCAATCTTACGAGTAACTATTTTAAAGTCAGGAGAAGCACTTGGGTAATCAGGTACATTAACGCCTATGATCCCTAACAATTCGTTAGCCCACTGGTCTACCGATTTCTGCCCTACTTCACCTGACTTATTGGTCTTATAAACAATATCAAACTGTATAGTAACATCAAAGTTATAACTCTGCTTATCGCTATTTTCAACTGATGTTTGACTGCTTATAATCAAGAAAGGAGGGTTAACTGTATCAGGTGCAATAGTATCGTAAACACCCAAAGAAAAACTTTGTGATGCTAACTTATCTACATAAGCCTTTCTTATAGCTAAACCGCAATCTTTCATTAAGCTTCTGTTTCTTCTTTTACTTCCTCAGGATTTTGCTCTTGAGCAAGTTTTGATAAGAACTGAGTTAAAGGTAAGCCATATTTAGTTGGCATTTCTTGAATGAACGCATCTAATTGTTTTACCTGCTCTTCGTTTAGTGTAATTGTCATGGTATTGATTTTGTACAAATTTAACGAAATATATTTATATCTTTATCTTCTTTATTCTATTGACCATTTTGCCTAAAAGCTCATCTGTAGAATTAAATAGATAAGGTTGAGCAGTAATAAATTGCTTCCTTTTGCCCTTACCTTTAAACTCTTCAGCATAGGTGGCTATAGCTGTATTATTAAGTATTTTATAAGCTGTATTAGGCTTTTGACCTGTACCAAACTCCACAAACGCTGCATAATTGATTAAATGACCCTTGCTGTTGCTTACATTAGATAAACCAGCTTTAATCATAGATGATCCATTAGAAAGCTTAGTTGCTCTTATTGTGCTTCTTAAAGCACCTGTATCAACTGCAACTCTATTCTTAGCTTTATTCTCAATTTCAACTGCTGTTTCATAAATAATCTGAGAAGCTTGTTTAGTCATTATCTGAGGTGCTTGTCTAAACTTATTTAGAATAGCATCTTTGCCATCTATTTTGACTTGGAATCTTGCCATTATTTAAGAGTTGAACAGCCTATTAAGAAATACTTATTGTTATCACCTTCATTAATAACTGAATTTATGTTATAAAGGTTTGATTGATAAGATATTACAAGTTTATTTGTAAAGACTTTAGAGGTGGTATATCTAATTCTAAAAGTAATGTCATCGCTTATATTATCTTTTCCTGCTATATCTGATCTATCATTAGTATTCCTAGACATCTGAGCCCAACAAGTATAGTAGTTTACTAAAGTAGTTACTACACCTCCAGCTCCGTCAGAAACGCTTGATTGACTTTGGAAAGTAATCCGATTGTGTAATTTGCCTATCATTAGATAATTACGTTTATGCGTTTAAATGGCTTCATAAGCTCATATGCGGTCATCAAATTAGCTGATGGCTTAGTTGCCTCAACTGAAGACTCTCTGTACTCATATAGGTCTGAAACCATCTTTAAAAGGGCTGTCTTCATTGTTTCAGGGGTTGTAGCATAACCACAAGTGTAAGTAAACCTAAACTCATTATCGTAAATGCTAGTCAAGTATACCTTTTTGGTTGTTTCACCAAGCACCTGGTAACCGCCTACAGGTATTACTACCCAAGCTGTGCTATCCCAATACTCGACTACTGATATTGTGTTTGTAGGAACATAAGGTAGCTCTATAAAGCTATCTACATAAGCTACCACTCTTAATGTTCTAGGAGTCATTGCAACTCCTGCATATTGCTCAAGTCTTGTTTGAGCTGTATTGATTAAAGATGTAATCAAAGTGTCATCTTCGCTGTAATCTACTCTAAGGTAATTTTTAGCTTCCGCTAAAGTAACGACTGTGGCTGTAGGTGCTACTGTGGTCGTTATATCTCTTACTATTTGCATTATGCCATTGTTTTTACAAAAATAACTAAAATATAGCGGACATAAAAAAGGGGCAGCTTTTTAGGCTACCCCTTATATTTTAGATTAATCTAGGATTAAGCTACGTTACCGAAATCACCATATACAAACGCACTGTTGTAGTAGATAGGGAATGCGATACGAGCTTCAACTCTTACAGTAATCAAGTTCTTTTGGAAGTTGTCGCTATCCATTTCAGAGAACTGAACAGAGATACCTTGATTTTGCATGATTTGAGCACCCATAGCCCAGTCACCTACTAAGAACTTGTCAGCAGCGATAGCTGTAGATTGGAATACAGGGATACCAGCGATAGTTAAAGAACCATCAGTAGTAACAACTGTAGAACCTGGAAGGCTATAAGCAGCGTTAGTATTCTTAGTGTTCATGATGTTAGCCCAGTCAGTTGGGTTAATTAAGATACCATTTGCAGCATAGTTACTTGCAGAAACTTGTGCAATAGCTTGTACTAATTGCTCAACGTCAACTGTAGCAGCACCACTGAAAGCAGCAGCATTAATAGTTAAACCAGTTAAGTTAGGAGCAGTACCATTACCATTCAATAACTGAGCATCTTCAGCTAATAAATACTTCTCTAACAAACGAGCTTGTAAGAAAGAAGTCATAGCAGGAACATCATCCAACATTTGACGAGAGATTCTTACGAAACCTGCAATGTACTGAGCTGGAGCATCAGTCATTGTAATATCGAAATCGATTTGAGATTTAGCAGAACCTTGTACTTGTGGAGCTGCATCACCTTCACCACCTGTTTCCTTAGGGAAAGTGAATAAACCTGTAGAGATAGTTCCTACTGGTAATAAGCTTCTCAAATGCACCTTACGAGAAGGAAGAGCATATACTTGAGGAGCATATTGTCTTTGAATGTCGCCAGTTAAGTTAACTGCTTCAGTCATGTTACCTACTGCCTTAGTGTCTAATACAAAGCCAGAACGCTTTACTTCACCACGACCTAATTTTGCGATGCTGTCAGCATTCTTTTCGATTGCGTCAGCAAGAGTTGCATTGAACCCTTTTACTTGATTTTCGTTCATTGTCTTACGATTGTTTTTTGCCTCTAATTTGTCAGCAGCGTCTTTCACTACAGCAACTTGAGATTTTAATTCTTCTAATTCTGATTTTAAGCCATCTACCGCTACTGCGTTATCAGCTTTTAATGTTTCGATAGCACCGTTTACTTCGGTTTTAACGCCTTCGAAAGCACTTTTAATTTCTTCTACCATTAGTTGAAAATTTTAAATGATTGTAAATATTTGTTTATCTCGATTTCAACGGAAATCATCGGGTCTTCCTCTTCCTCCAATGCTTCATCTTCTGGCATTTCGACTGTGCCTTCAGATGATGGTTGCGGTTGTTCTTCAAGGTCGACTGACTCTTCATCTTCCATCTCAGCAAGATATTGTTGTAATTGCTTAAGTTTAAGTTCCAACAATTCAAATGTTTCATCAGTAAAGTGACCGTTTCTTAAAGACTTGATAGTTTTACCCATCTCATCTACAAGAACAGACTTTATTTGACTCTTCACTCCTACTGTTGGTGTATTTGCGTTTGCACCCCACAATACTGAACTACCCTCAAACAATTTAATTTCATTGATTTCGTTATAGCCTGACTTCGCTTGTGACTTGATAGTCTGAAAGCCGATGCTATGTTCTGTGATATGACCTTCTTTATACAACTCATAAGTATCGTTACCTAATGTTGTATTAGGCATCTTTACTCTAGCCTTTAAGCCAAATCCATCTTCCATCATCTCGAATGGTTTAGCGATTGGCTTCTCGGTTGAGTGGTTAAATAAATGCCAGATTCTATTCTTGGCATTAGGTCCGTTTTCTTTTAGGGTTTTAGTGAATGCACCTGGTACAATAACATCGCCATCGCTGTCGACATTACCAAACGCAGAATAGTAGACTGTGATAATTCTACCATTATCTTCCATGTCTACTGGAGCACCACTTACCGCTTTCTTGTTATAAAAGTTACTCATATTTTTTATTTAAGCTATATAAACTGTGCAGCATCTACAGTTGCAGTTATTTACTGCTAACCCTGCTGCATCATGTGCATATTGCATTTCTATTAGTCCATAGTCAGGAGTGTTTACTAGGAATGGTTGATTAACAGGGATTCTTACACCTTTGTTGTCAGGATTCGTTTGTCTATCTAAATCCCTGTGCCATAATCTTGGCTTACCACTCTTAGCTGGATATTCAGCAGCTATCCATTGTTTTAATACTGGAACACCTGCTAACCTAACCGCACCTATAGCACCTGTACTTAATGCCTGATGGCTTTCAGTTCTTGCTATAAGTAAACTCCTTGCGTTATTTATCTTCCCTTCTCTCAGAGTTTGTATTGCCAATGAATTAACTTCATTTTGCGACAATCCATTCTCACGACCATACTTTATAACATTCGCTAATATACGAGCTATTTCGTTTTCAGTAGTATTCTCTATGCCTTGCATCTTTAGTCCGCTAATCGCAGTCCAATAGGATAACATAAATACTAACCACTCATCCAAAATGTTTAAAGGATCAAGGTCAATCTCTTCCGCTTTCTTATTCGTTTCAAACATCTGTTGGTATCTCATAGCAGTATAACCGCCAGTTGATTCATACAAAGTTCGTAAAATATTATTAATCTTATCGCCAGTAAAAAATCCTGCACGATTATTAGCCGCTTGTTCTACCCCTAATGCCTCAACCATTTGAGCAGCTTTATCAAAGTCAG